AGTTGGCTTCTGAAGCGGAAGTTCAAGCTGGTTCCGACCCCTCAAAGGCAGTCACACCTGCCGGTCTTCAGAGCAAAGTGTCGGATAGCACTAACTCTTCCTCAAGCACGACACTCGCATCCAGTGCCGCAGTCAAAACTGCCTATGACTTGGCAAATGCTGCGGACGGACGGTCGAGCACAAACGCAGCAAATATTGGAACTCTTTCCAACCTTCAAACCTCTGACAAATCCAATCTTGTCAATGCCATCAACGAGCAGGAAACTCGTCTGGACCTGCTGGCGAACAGTTTAATTTACGGGGGTACTTTTGATGCTTCCACAGCGCTCGTTGATGGTGTAACACAGGCTGGAACCGACGCTGGTTTGGTTGTGGGCCAACCTCTTCCCACAGGAGTTACAACCACGAACGTTTTCGTTGTTATCACGGTCCAGGGTATCGGTGTTGCTCCGGCACCCGTCGGATTGGTTCTCGAGATCAACAACTGGCTCGTTAGCAATGGTACGTCCTGGGAGTACCTTCAGCTTGGAATTCCGGCTACAACTGCCAACTTGGTGGCGTTCAATCCTTCCGGAACTCTCTCCTCGACCAACGTTCAGAGTGCTCTCACCGAGCTTGATACCGAAAAGACTCCGAAGACTACCCAAGTTATTGCGGGCACGGGTCTTGACGGAGGGGGCAATCTCAGTTCCAACGTGACTCTGTCCCTTAGCGCTTCTGGGGTAACGGCAGACACCTATGGCAGTGACGGTCAGATCCCCCAGATCCAAGTAGATGAGTACGGTAGAATCACAAGTGCCGTCGATGTTGCTGCCACTCTGGGTGGTCTCAGTGACGTTGATCTTACCTCCGACCTTCCACAAAACCTGGATCTACTACAGTATAACAGCACTCTTTCTGAGTGGTTACCGAAGACTTTGCGCGAGGCAGGGGTTACCAGTCTGGCTGACTTGAATAAAGTCGAGAGTCAGATCGTCTATGTGGATGCGGTCACAGGAGATGACGCAACGGGAGCTTTCGGGGACAAGAGCCGTCCATATCGCACCGTCAAGGCAGCCTCTGTCGTGGCTGCGGTGAATGCCCCTTGCGTAATCCTGGTTAGCGAGGGTGTTTACAACGAGGTAAACCCGATCACCCTTCCTGCAGGGGTCCAACTGGTTGGACGCACCGGCACTCTCGGTTGGGTTCAAACGGAAATCATTCCCACCGTGCTCACGGACGACGTGATCGTAATGACTGGCAATGGTGCCGGTGTGGTTGGTATAACCGTCACGGTTCCTATTTCTGCGAACAAGGCTGCGATTGTTTACGACGGTCCTAATGGAACGACTGGATCCGTGTCGTTCAACGGTATTCGCGGACAGTCGGGAAGCTTGGCTACCGGTATCTACTGCCGTTGTGCTTCCACAGGCAAGATCATCTCTTTCGAGAACCGGTATCGTGGTGGAGACATGGACGCTCTGCTCCGAGTGGACGGAGGCATCCTTGCCAACGAGTCTACCCACGTACCCAACACTCCTGTGGGTGGAGGACCTCGTGTCGTGTTCCTACAGAAAAACAATCTAGGTGCCCCGATCTCTCGTCTTCAGGCAGCAGCTTCAAACAGCGGAAACAGCAACGTTCAACACGTTTTCGAAACCGCTGGAGGCACAGCTGTGTTCTTCGGTGTGAACTGGTTCCAGGCAGCAAACGGAATCCACATTACGTCGAACTCGTACGACGTTGAGATTAACGGTGGTCTCATCGACTGTACCTCTTCCTTTGTTGTTGATGGCGGGCTAACGGGGGCTGACGGTAAATTGTTCGTTTCTGCTCAAGCAGTTAACAACTTTATCTACCCTTACACCTGGCAAGACTCTGAGTACGTTATTGAATTCAACACCGAAGACGCTGACATAGAAACGAAAAAGTCCTCCAAAGTGTTACACGGGGCCAACCTGTTGGTTGGTGAGGACCACCGGGGACAGTCTTTGACGGTTGGACGTGGCGGACCCACAAAAGGAGGTCTGAGAGTTTTCACTAGCAACGCGACTGCCTCTGCCACAACCGACGGTGGGAACATCACAGATGTGACCGACGAGGCAATCAGTAAGGACGGATCTACCTTCACCTTCCAGGGTACTGCCGCAAACCATTGTATTTATTTAGGCACGACATCTCTGGATGACGGTGGTACTCCGCTCCTGCACACGGGATTGGATATTCTTATTTCCTCTGGAGACTTGGTTGGCATATACGCCGTTGAGATCTGGAATGGTTCCTCTTGGACGCCAATCGGGGTTCAGGCTGTGTCTGATGCCGAAGGATACTCCTATGCCAACAACTTGTTCTGGCGTGGTAACAGCGAGGAAAAAATCTTCTACGGAATCCGTCCAAACAGCGGGTGGGTCCTGAAAACCATCAACTCTGTCACTTCGTATTGGGCTCGCATCCGGGTCATTACACCCCCGTCAGCAGTTCCAACCTTCGAGACGGTTTGGTTGATACCGCAAGCCTCCACAAACATCAGTTCCGAAGGTGTTCTCTCCAAGCTCGGTTTCAGCCAGTACGGTGTAGTCAACAGCCAAGGTTCCAACATCTTCACAGAACTGGGCACCCTGGTTGATTACTCCTTCACAATGGGTGACGGGACCGGAAACAGCTATACTCACTCGATCGCAAACGTACAGATCGGATCAGCAGGCGAGGGTCTCTACTGGCAAACTGCTTTGACCCCTGGCATATGTACGGCTCTGCCAATCTTCATCGACATTGGATACTCTCTGAGCAACACCCCTGCCACCACGGCACCCGTATTCAACCTTTATCTCACCCCGATCGAAAACTCTGGCACTCTGATTGCCGACAACACCGGAGGCAAACTCCCCGTACAACGTCCAGAAAGCTTGACGGTTCCTTTCTCTGGAGCCGGAGCAACAAACCCGATTCTCGATGCCAGGTCACTGCCCTACATCCAGGAGGGTAAACTCCACCGAGTGCGGTTTGGACCGTTCAACCTGTCCGACTACTACGAAGGGGATGCTCTGGCACTTTTCCTGGAGTGCGTATCGAACGGAACACCAACCTCACCCACAAACGTCTGGGGAGTTGCTGTTATCGGATACCGTTGGACCGACGGCATTCGGGGTTACTAACGCCGGGTAAAACCACTTATCTACGGAAAGCAACTTGGAACTACACAGCGTTGCGAGAATCGAACAGTATATGGTGGACGCGCTCATTGCCAGTCCACTGATTCCGCTTGGCGTGAATATTTTGCGTTTAGCAGATGTAGTCGACAAAGAGGGTATCGTCAGTCAGACGAACAACATTGTTGTTCGATACACTGGAGCCAATAACACCGTTAAAAACCGTATTCCGATGGTGTTCGAGCGAGAACTCAGGTTCGAGTGCAACTTTTCCTGCCAAAACTATTTAACATCTTCCGGACACGATTTCGCCACTCAACTGCTTGCAGGCACTTTCCAAACCTTAAATGGGGGAGTTCCCGGTGGTGCTGGCGTTCAAGTCATTGAACCTTTTTCCTGTTCTAGCGAGGATTTTACCGGGTTGAGTCCCGAATCTCAATATACCTACACTCAAGTATATCAACTTACAATCGAAGAAACTCTGCCTTACGTCGCTCTAGATCCTTGCGTTCAAAGAGGAGACTGCCGCCGTATCCTTCCTGCTCTCGGAGTTGAGGCAAAGTTGCCTCTGGGTGGTATTCTTGATCAGTCGACCGGCGATATATACGTTCCCTCCTACCCCTGCGATGGAACCCCTGACGAAGACTTTGATGCGTGCTACGGTATCCAGTGGTCAAATGAGTTGACGCAAAGTGGTGATTGGGTATTTATTTGCGACAATTCTTGCGTATTTATCGAAGACCCTCTCGGACAACCCATTTACCTTCTCTCTACAAACTCTTATACCGAAGACGGTCGCCTCGTAGTTACCATATTTGACGCTACAACTGACGAACCGATTCGTGAAGTTTTCTACTGCAACACTGGTAAGAAACTCGCTCGTTACGCTGTGGAACTCTGGAACGACATAATCACAAAAGACGGAAAACCTTCTTCGCAGGCAGTCTTCGACACTATCATTCCTACTTCCCTTAATGTGGGTGAGTTTGCTGTGGTTACCGGCGGATACCAGTTTATGTATGTTGACCCCTTGAACCCTGAAGCACCTCAGTTAACCTTAGACGGCGGAAGTTTAATCGGTATTCAAACAGATACATTTATTCAGACTGCGAAAGGAAGATTTTATTATGTTGGCAAGTCTCCTCAAGGCGTCGGATGGCTCCTTGACGGAACCTTCGAGCTGGCAGCAATCAACTCCCTTTGGAAACTTGGTTGCACTCCTTGCTCACACGGTAACAATGTTCCCCCGCAGCCTTGCTGATGCAAAGTTCACAACAACTTTGGCAAAGTTACCACGCTGCTACCCAAGCAGGTAAAATTGATTTAGCTAAGCGCATTCTGCGCTCTCTACAAAACTACAAAGGAAACCCACCCCCAGCACCAGGTGGGTGCGCAAAATGTAAACGGAGGATTCGATGATGCCCGACTCTAATGCCAAAGACCAAGTCGTAAAACAAAAAGAAACACTAGCTCAAGAAGCTCTTCTTGTGGCAAACGAAGCGATTGGATTGCTTCAAGACCAAATGTCCGAGTGCTCCACGAGAGATCTCGTTCAGATTTTCTCTGCCTCTGTGAAAGCACACCGAGAGATTACAGAAGACATTGTTCTTTTGACCGCCAAGGAAGAACCTTCGGAACAACTCTTGGCTCGCGAGTACGATGGAAAGGTCGAGGAGCTTCTGAAGCGTATCTCAAACTTCTAAAATGCGACCGATTATTACAAAAGCCAGCATGCTTGATGAGCACAGCAGCTGGCGAAAATACATTCGAGGGATTCAAGAGCTTATCCTGTTGGAAGCACCTGCTTCCGTGATCGAAGAGTACAAGTACGGTGCTGCAAGAAGTTGCTTTCTGGCATTTGCCGACATTATGAAACAAGGTGACCTCAAGGTTGTTGCCTTTCATGAGATCATTGGGTCTGCTTTTGAAGACCTCGCCAACAGAAGATACCAGAGAGCGATCGTTTCTTGCCCTCCTCGTTCCGGCAAGTCGATGATGGCGTCAATGTTTGTCGCCTGGTTGCTTGGTCGTGATCAAATGACTCAGCATATCATTGCCTCTTACGGTCAGCAACTTTCCGGAAAGTTTTTCAGGGATGCTGTGGGTTACTTGAAGCACCCGGAGTTTAGAAAGATTTTTCCAGATTGGAAGGGATTCTCTCCCGACTCTAAATATGACATGCTTGGGGGAGGGTACATTCTTCCAACCTCTGTGGGTGGTGTGTTGACTGGTTTTACGGCGGGTACAACAAACATCACGAGTCCTGGTGTGGGTGCCATGATCGTTGACGATCCATTGAAAGACTCGACATCAACCGCTGCTCTTGAGGCACTCGAGTCTTGGTGGGGCGAACAAGCATCTACCCGACGCACTAACAACTGGTGCCAGATGGTGATTGCCACCCGATTCCACAGTCATGATCTGCACGGCGTATTGATAGAAACAGACGGGGTTTATGATGAAAAGGAAAACCCCACCGGTTGGCGTTGGATCAACATCGCAGGTTTAGTAGAAACCTCCGAACAAAAAGAACAAGATCCCCTGGAACGAGATATCGGTGAAAGTCACTGGCCAAGCAACACGGCCTTCACGGTTGATATGCTCATGGCCCAGAAGAAAACCATGGGGTCGCTTGCATTTTCTGCCCTGTACCAGGGAAACCCGGTTGCCGCAGAGGGTCAAATCATCAAAGATCACTGGATCTGCCGAATGGAAAAAGACCAGTGCCCTGACTCTGATTTCACCTGGATGGCAGTCGATTGTGCTTTCTCCGAGAGGGAAATGGCAGACGAGACCGCAATCTGTGTGGCTTCGATTTCTCACCGCAACCCCGGAATAGTTTATATTCAAGATATGATTACCGGTCGTTTTGGTTTTCCGGAGTTGATTGCAAACGTTAAACAGTTATACTCTCACTACAACGCTAGACTCCTTTGTATTGAAAAGGCGGCTTCCGGCCAGTCTCTGATTCAAATGTTGAAGAAAGAGGCGAAGATTCCTATCGAGGAAATGAAACCTTTGAAGTCAAAGACCGTAAGACTTCAAGCGGTGGCGCCTTTGATGGAGTTTGCCCGAGTGCAAATGGTTGAGGGTGAGTGGATTGATCCTTTCTTAAAAGAACTGATGGCGTTTCCGTTCGTCAAACACGACGACAGAACAGACGCTTTTGCTTGGGCTTTGACCTATTACTCTCTGAAAATAGATAAAACCGACCAATCTCTAACCGAGGCCATTGCTCAAAACAAACGTTTTCACGGACCTCCGACTCGAACAGGTTTTGAAAATAAACACGTTTTTCCCAACATATCGAGCAACCGAATGCGTTTATTTCCAGCAGATCATGCCTATAATGATCCAGATGGTGCTCCAGGTTTAGACAATACTGAGGAAGGAAGACCTTTTTTCGCTAGGGGTATTCGTACCGGGACTCGGGACATAGGGTACGATTTTGATTTAGACCTTTAACTTGTGATTTGCAACCACTTTAAAAGTTGCTATTGTTGTTAACAAAATGTTATGGCAAACTCTCCAGTTGACCGCAACGAGTCTCTGATGCAAAAGGACTTTGGGACAAGGGTTCTAGTCACAGATCCTGCTTCCGATAAATATCTGGAGCAATCTGCACGACAGAAAAAAGAAAAAGAACGTCTTTGGCGTGACAACCAAGAATGATCACATCGAACAGTTGATTGATAAAGACGCCTGGTGGACAATGTAACACAGGGTAAGAACAAAAAGTTGAGTTAGACCTCCAATGACTCATCCTTTTATTGACGGAGGTGATTTGCATGTAAAGCTTACCGGACACGAAGCGTATGACTTACCCATTGTTGTCAATTTATTTAACATGCTCACCTCAAAAGAGAAGCGCAAGCACCGTCGCGCTGAAGCTACCCAAATGCTAGAACACTCCTACCGCAAAGGTATGGACATTCTTCCGTTTTATCCCAAGACTGACAATCAGGAGTTCCTTTGGACCTCTTTGAATAAAAATACTGTCACCATCGCTATTGGGCCGTCCGGAGTTGGAAAAACTCTCGTCGCTCTATGGTGGGGTCTAACTGAGGTTGCTAAAGGAAATTTAGAAAAGATCTATTACGTTCGCAGCGATGTGGGATGCTCCTATCAACGCGGAAGGGGAGCTCTTCCCGGAACGATGGAAGAAAAGATGGCCCCTCTCGTGGGCCCAGTCCACGACAATTTGGTTGTTATGACCAAGAGTCAGGGAGCTGCCAAGTATTTACTTGAGAAGAAGGTTGTAGATCCTTTGATGCTTGAGGACATCAGGGGCCGTTCCTTTAACGAGTGCTTAATTATTTTCGATGAAGCACAAAACTCTCTGCCGGAAAATGTAAAAACCGTAATAAGCAGGGTGGGGCAGAACTCCAAAGTCATTGTTACCGGAGACACTCGACAAATTGATCTTGAGGTCTTCAAGTCTGACAACGGTCTGTTAGATTGTTACCATCGCCTGTCTAATGTCCCGAGTGTCGGGCGAGTTCGATTTGATAGATCTGACATTGTGCGCAACGGGGTTATTGCAAATATCCTGGAAGCTTACGAGGAATGATACCAAAGAACCCCAGTCTGGTTGTGGTGGACAAACGACCCTACCGAAAAATTGCACAACTTAATTGGGGGTTAACTTCAGATCAAATGAGGGGGATGCACGTGCACCATCGCATCTCCATATCTCAGTGAGGAAGCAACGATCCTTGTAACCTATATGTGTGCTCGCCCTCTTTTCCTAGGTGGGTCTGGCACAAGGGTGAAGAGTGGGTTGAATGGGCTTTAAGAGCGCCAAAGAAATAAAGTAAATGC